TTGTATTGGTTGCCTTATTATAATGAATTATACAATCCTGACACACGAATAATGGACTTAAAAGTAAACTTAAATCCTTCAGATATTAATACTTTTAAAATGTATGATACTGTGTTTATTAAAAACAGAACATTCAGAGTAAACAAAATAGATTACAAACCAAACGATTTAGCAACAGTTGAATTTATACTAATACCATAATGAGCAAAAGAGTAGCAACAATACCATATTTAACAGGGTTTGATGTAAAGCCTTTATTCACTTCAAGTTTAGGGGTTGTTACCTTTACTGATGGAACAAACGCTATAACCCCAAACCAACTACAATGTGAAGCTTATGGATATACATACGACAAAGCTTCAGGAACTTGCTCAATATTTAGATTTAACACAAATCTTAACAGGAGTTTTAGTAATGAAAGTAATAAATTACAAGGAGCAAATAATACAACAGAAACAGGAACAAATAATACTCAAATAATAGGTGAGAATAATACAGTAAAAGGGTTATCAAGAAATAACATAGTAGTAGGAAACCAAAACGAAATAGCAAACGGAGTAAATAACGCTAACGTCTATGGCACTTTAGGAGAAGCTACAGCTGATAACTCAATAGTCTTAGGGGGTAACGCTTCAACTGATAATTTAGCTGAAAGACAAAGTATTCATTTAATGTATGGAACACAAACTACAGCAGGGGGAACAGTTGATAGTTATTTAAACAATATTACAGATAATTACTTTACTATTCCTGACAATACTGCTATGTATTTTCACGCTGACGTATTAGCTGTAAGAGTAGGTGGAACTTCAAGTTCAGGAGCAGCAGGTGATTTTCTTAGTTGGGTAGAAAGAGGTGTAGTAATAAATAAGTCAGGAACACTAAGTATAGAAAGAGAAAGAGATACAATAAAAGGTTCAGGAAGTCATACCAATTGGCGACCAACAGCAACAGTTGATGGAACTAACTTTATTATAGATGTAAGGGGGGAAACAAATATGACAATAGAATGGGCTAGTAACATAAGGTTCACACAAATAAAAACAGGAGTAGCACTTTAAAAATAAAATTATGGCAAAGGAAGTATTAGAAATGGAAGTAAAGTCAAATATTGGCGAATTGTCAAAAGACACACAAGCAATTATTGAAGCAATAAAAGGTGCTAAAAAAGAAACCAAAGAATTGTCAAAGGAAACCGAAGGTGTAGGTAAATCTTCTGCAAAATCTGTAAGTGGTGTAAAAAAATTAACAGGAGCATTTGGTGGTTTAATGAAGTCTTTAGGTATAATTGGACTTATAGCAGCAGCATTTACAGCGTTAAAAGAAGCACTAGAAAGAAATCAAAAAGTAATGGATGTGGTCAATACTATTATGACTACTATTTCTACTACCTTTAATCAGGTTGTAGAAGTGCTTACTGACACCTATGAATGGGTGACAAAATCTTCAGATAGATTTGATGGATTAGGTAAAGTACTAAGTGGCTTAGTTACACTATCCTTAACACCTTTAAAGTTAGCGTTTTTTGGATTGAAATTAGGAGTGCAAGAAGTTCAACTAGCTTGGGAAAAATGGATGGGAGGAGCTGACCCTCAAAAGATGGCAGAGCTTAGGGGAAGTATTGTTGAAACTAGAATGGAGCTAGAAAATATAGCAGTTGCCGCTATTGATGCAGGAAAAGATATTGGTAATAATATAGGAGACGCTATTGGTGAGATAGGAGCTATTGGCGAAATGGCTATTGAAGGAATATCTAAAATAAGTATTAAGTCTAACTATGAATTAGCAAAAGCTACAACAGCTGCTGCAAATAGTTCAAAATTAGCAGAAGCACAAATACAAGGCTTGATTGAAAAATACGATAGACAAGCAGAGTTACAAAGACAAATTAGAGATGATGAAACAAAGACTTTTGCAGAAAGAATAGCAGCCAATAAAAAACTTGGCGAAATACTTGATGAGCAAGAAACAGAAATGTTAAAATTAGCAGATACTAGAGTTGCAGCAGCAGCTTTAGAATTGTCGGCTAATGAAAGTAATATAGACCTACAAGTTGCTTATCAACAAGCATTAAACGACAGGGCAGGAGTTGAAGCTCAGGTATCAGGTTTCAGAAGTGAACAATTAACTAATGAAGTTTCTTTGAATAAAGAACTATTAGAGTCACAAAAGGAAATAAGAGCTGAAGGACTTGCAGGAATGGAACAAGAACTACAAGAACTTCAGGACGCATATGATTTAAAAGTAGAAATGGCTCGTAAGGCAGGAATGGATATTGCAGAAATTACAGAAAAATATGAGAAAGAAAAAGGGGATATTGTAGAAAGCTATCAGAAAAAGGTAGTTAAGTGGTCTGAAATGTCTTCTGAACAGCAATTAGGTATTGCTTCAAGTGCAGCAGGTGATATGGCAAAGATATTAGGAGAAGAAACGGAAGCAGGTAGGGCAATGGCGGTTGTTCAAGCTACTATTGATACTTACGCTTCAGCACAAGCAGCTTATAATTCTTTAGCAGGTATTCCTGTTGTAGGTCCTGTATTGGGAGGTATTGCAGCAGCAGCAGCAGTTGCTATGGGGATGAAGAATATCCAAGCAATAAAAAGTGCAAATAGTGGAGGAGGAGGAGGAGGTAATAACCCACCACCTGCACCTTCACCACCTGCACCACAAATGATGTCAGGAGCTTTTGATATATCAGGAGGAGTAGAACCTGAAGCAACTAAAGCTTATGTAGTTACAGACGAAATGAGTAATAGTCAAAACCAATTAGCAAATATAAGGCGTAGGGCTACAATCTAAAATCAAATATATTAACTATATATCTATTATATAATATGAAAGAAACAAGAATAGTAGAATTAGTAATTGCAGACGATAGTCAAGAACTAGCTATTGACGCTATCAGTTTAGTAACTTCACCTGCAATAGAACAAGACTTTGTATATTTTGGAAAAGAAAAGAATAACTTAACTTTCGCTAAGGTAGATGAGGAGAAAAGAATGTTGGTTAGTCCTGCACTTATTCCTAACAAGCAAATATTCAGACACGACCCTAATACAGACTCAGATTACTATGTTTACTTTTCAAAAGAAACAGTACGCAAAGCATCTGAACTTTATTTAAAACATAACAATCACCATAAAGCTACATACCAACATCAAGATAGGGTTTCAGGCGTTCTAACGGTTGAGTCTTGGATTAAGGAAGGAGACCAAGATAAGTCTAAGTTATACGGTTACGACTTACCTAACGGCACTTGGTTTGTTAAAATGAAGATAGAGAATGACGAACTTTGGAATAAAATCAAAGAAGGAGAATTAAAAGGATTATCAATTGAAGGCTATTTTACGGACAAGATGGAGAAAATGTCAGAAAAAGCACCTACGACTGAGGAAATCTTATCTGCTTTAAATGAAATAATAAACGAAAATCAAACAAAGTAATAGTTTATCTATTATATATTACAAACACTAATAAAATCAAAAAGAAATTATGGACATTAAAGAACAAATCTTAGTAGCTCTAGGTCTTAACAAAGAAACAGAAGTATCTTTAGAGTGGCAAGCAAAATCAGAAGATGGAACTATTTTCGTTTCAACAGCTGAGGAATTAGAAGCAGGTGTGGACATCTCAGTATTGACTGAAGACGGAACTACAATTTTATTACCTGTTGGAACTTACAAAACTGATACAGGAGTATCTTTCAGAGTAGAAGAAGAAGGTATTGTTGCTGAGGTTATTGAAAGCGAAACTGAAGAAGTAGTTGAAGAAGAAGTAGAAGCTTCAGAAGAGTTAGCAGAAGAATTAGCTGAAGAAGCTGATGTTGCTGATTGGGCAGGTTTAGAAAAGAGAATACAAAACCTAGAGGACGCAGTTGCAGACTTAAAAGGAGAAGAAAAAGATACTGAAGAAGAAGTTGAGGAATTAGCAGAAGAAACAGTTGAGCCTTCTACAAACCCTAAGTCTATTAAAACTACAGAAGTAGTTGAATTTTCAGTAGAAGATGAATTGACTAAGTTAAAAGAAGAAAACGAAAAACTAAAGACTGAGTTAGCAGCACAACCTGCTTCAGCACCTTTAGATACTAATAAATTCAGTTCAGAAAGAAAACCAATGGCTAGAAAAGATTACGCTAAGTTATCTAAAAGAGAAAAATTCTTACAAGATTTAAATAAATAAAAATTAATAAATAAAAAACAAAAATTATGGCATTTACTACAACAAGTAACTATGCAGGTAAGGCGGCAGGATTTTATGTATCAGCAGCTTTAAACCAAGCAAACTCACTAGACTTCTTAACTATGATTGAAAACATCAAGTATAAGTCTAACATTCAAAAAATGGCAGGTTCAGGATTAGTAAAAGACGCTTCTTGCGACTTTACTGACGCAGGTACTCTTGCACTTACTGAGAATGTATTAACACCTAAGAACCTACAAATTAACCTTGACTTATGCAAGTCAACTTTACTTGACTCTTGGGAAGCGTTACAAATGAGAGCAGGAGCAGGAGCACCACCACCTGCAAGCTTTGATGACTATGTTATCTCTTATATGGGAGAAATTATCGCTAATGGAGTTGAGTCTTCAGTATGGTCAGGAACAGGAGCAACAGCAGGAGAATTTGAAGGGTTCTTAACAGCTACTACAGGTATCTTTGCAGTAGATGGTACAGTAAACAGTTCAACTGCTTCAGGTGCTTATACAGCAGCTAACATCATAGCTAACTTACAAACTTTAACAGCTGATATGGCAACTGATATTTCTGCTGTATTGAGAAAAGATGACTTACATATCTATATGTCTCCTAAAACTTACGCTTTATATGTATCAGCAGTATCTACTTTAGGATATGTTAATGCTTACAATATGAACGGAGACTATGCACCTGTATTTGAAGGGTACAAAATCGCTGTTTGTAACGGAATGGCAAACGACCAATTAGTAGCAGCAGAGAAGTCTAACTTATTCTTTGGGACTGATTTGATAAGCGATATTGATGGACCTAGTATCAAATTATTAGATATGGCTGCTCTTGACGGAAGCGACAATATGAGATTAGTAGCTCGTTACTCAGGAGGTGTTCAGTTAGGTATCGGAGCTGATATCGTTCACCAATCATAATAAAATAAATAATACGGAAGGAGGGGGTAAAACCCTTCCTCCCTTAACCTAAAAAAATAAAATAAAATGGCTTGTACAGCACTAACAAAAGGTAGGGGACTCGACTGTAATCGTATCAGTGGAGGAGTAAAATTTATTTATTTCGGAGTTTACGACCAATTTGACGCACCAATAGACGGAACAGGAATTGTTGAAGCATCAGGAGAAGTTACTGATATTGAAATGGGAACTAATGTTCTTTACAGATATGCTATGCCTTTAGGTGTAGCTTCTTTAACAGATACAATTGTTGGAAGTAGAGAAAATGGAACTATTTACTACACACCAACAGTTCAAGTATTATTCAACAGACTTACAAAAGAAGACCAAAATCAGGTTAAATTGCTAGGAGCTACAAAAGTAGTTATCTTTGCTCAATTAAACCAACAACTAGCTAATGGTAATGATGTTATCGTTTGTCTAGGTAGAGTTAATGGAATGGAATTAAACGCAGGTACTATGGATAGTGGTGCTGCTTGGGGAGACAAAAACGGTTACACTCTTACCTTTGATGGTATGGAAACTGAACCGTTCCCAATGGTTGCAGACTACACTACAGACCCATTTGACAATGCAGCATTTACAATGGGAACAATCGTTACATCTTAGTAGTTTTCTTATATATTTCTTGATTAGGGTGGGCTTCGGCTCACCTTTTTCTTTTTATTACTAACTGAATACAAATAAATTCAGCTTATTTCTATTATATAACAGACAAACTAACTATGATACAAGCAACAACAGAAAACGCTTTCGTGATATATGTACAAACTGAGGATAATCGTATAGATACTTCTGTAGCTTCTACTCAAATAAGACATTTAATTAAATTTACAAACGACTTAGATAAGTCAGTTCATTATGCTTATGGGTTTACTGAAACAATAAAAGATAGATTTACTTCTATAAGTATTAATTATAATGTAGCTCCTGATATGTATGTAGGTCAAACAAAGTTATTTCCTGCAGGTTATTGGAAGTATGAAGTTTACGAAGTTAGTTGGGTAGGAACAGTAACAGTAAGCCACGGATATGCACCTGCTGATGAAGATGATGTTTTAAGTCCTGTTGCTAATGATAAAGGTGTAGTTCAGGGGTTAGTAACTAAAGGTAAAATGTATCTAGCAGAAAAAGATGGAACAGAACAAGTTCAATACACTCAAAGGCAAGAGCCGAGTGGAACAAATTATATATATTACGGACAATAAAATAAAATAAAATGATAGAAAATGTACAACAATTATTAACTGAGCAACTAGGAAAAAATGGTAGCACAGAAGTTTTCACTACAGCAGCTCAAACAAGTAAAGATTGGTATTGTGTTTATTTCCCTGTTGAAAGCGTAGTAGCTTCAATAGCAGCAGCAGACGCAACAGGAGAAACTGCTTTACAGACAACTTTACCTGCAGGAACGACATTATTTATGAACGTAACTGCAATTACTTTGACGAGTGGAATTGGTATAGGTTATCACGAGGGAGTAACTACATAAGATATGTTAGCACTTAAACAAGCA